AGTCATTAACACATTATTAATATAATATTTAGATGGATCGGACACACTTTCCCCAACTTTTGTGTATGCCGCAAAATGTATACAACTATCGATATTATGTCTTTTGACAATTTCATCAATGGTTTCTATATTCTGCGGAAGATTTAATTCGTATGCAGGTCCGTATTGTGTGGCCCATGGTTTGGATGTGATATCTCTATCTACCACAACCGGAGTGAATCCGTGTTTTTTTAATTCTTTAGAAGTATGTGAACCGATATAACCAGCACCACCTACAACTAGTACAGATTTGTTTGTTCCTTTAATATTTAGATTCGGAGACCCAGTCTCTATAATGTTTTCCATCTCTTCTCCATTGTTCACCTTTGCCAGTCATTATATCAATCATTCTATCAATTGTTCCGTCGGTCCAATCGGATAATTTACCAATATTGGCGTGTGGTCTCATTAATAGTATATTCAATTTTTGGTATGCATCTTCCTGACTCCATGGAATATATAACCGATCCCTATCATTTGCAAATGTTTCTGGAAAAGATCTGTATGCCGGAAATAAAACATTACAACCCAAAGTATCTGCCTCAGATACTGTGTTTGAAACCCAGTCTTGTAAAGCACAGTTAAACAACACTCTCGAATCTGCTAACAGTTCGTAGTATTGATCTTTTTTTAAATTTTCATAAATTTTTAAATCTCCCTTGGACTCCAGTTCTCTTGCTCTTGTCAGATACTTTTCGTTATTACTTCTCAAAGGTCCTCCGGAAAATACAGCAAATTCTATTGAGTTATCCTGTCGTCGTACTCGTTGTATTAAATCCATATAAAAATCTGGTTGTTTCTCTTGATCGAATCTGGCCGCGAAACAAACTCGGTTGGTTCTTTGATCAAAAGGTTTTATAGATTTTACTCTTGATAGAACTTCTTGTTTGCCAAAACTCAAACCCGATATGTTATAGATGGGTGCTCGCCAATTTGCTATACGCATATGTGCCACCATTTCTTCGTTGGTGGCCAATATGTGAACATTAGGAATTTCGTTGCACATTTCTTCATAAAGACTCATCCATTTGCTCATGCCCCAAACGTGTACAAAATCATCTGGATCAATGGCCTGTGCTAGGCATCTTAAAAATATTTTTGGACGATACTGTTCTGGTGACTGCTGTATAATATAAGGAAGTGATTCCATTCCTGGTTGAAACATATCTTCAAAAAAGATAGCATCGTTTGATGTGATTTCTCCGGACTTCATCATCCGAACTAGATTCATCATTTGACTCATCCCAAAATAACTTCTACCGTGTGCATCAAGAACTTGGCCTGTAACGATCGCTTTGGAATTATCTATTGTTGTTCCTGGAACGATTACATAGTCTATACCTCTTTTTTTATAAACTCTTTCAGTCCAGTCTGTTAGTTGAAGTGTGTATCTACCTTCGTATGGCTCTAACCCCATGTAAAATATTTTCATTATATCCCTTCTCCCCTAGTGTAAGGTGTACCTTCTTGATAAATTAATGCTTGTTCGTTTTCTCCTTTTGAAGAATAGTGTATGTGTGTATAATAACCATGCATTGGATTGTTTTGAATATATTCTTGTATGTTTTTAAGAAATTCTTCGTTCACATTCGTTGCTACAAATTGATATAGAGGTTCGCCCGCCGCATTATTGTTGTATTTCATTTCAAACACATTCATCACAATGTAACCACCCCATTGGAATTCTGGATAATCACTTAGATAATTTTCAGCATAACATCGGAACATAGCATCTACGTTGCATTTTACTTTTGGTTCAGGCTCAAACATTAATCTAATATTCATTTTTATTATTCCACTCTTGTAGTTTAACTTGATACTCGCTTTCTGTCAATCCATGCCAGCCGATACATTTACCAGTTGGTGATCTACCGCAAGGACAAGATTTCTTTTTAAAAATGTCATCGTAATTCTTGCGGTAAGATTCATTAGTTGGTCTAGATTTACCGTCCCAATTAGCCATTGTTTTGTTCTAGATATTTTAACATATTTTCAGGTGTGGACTCAACATATGGATCATCATCTGAACCGTCGTTGTTGATTCCTGGTTCTTGCCACCATGCCTCAACTGTGCCATCATTGATTACTGCCATGTATCTCCAACTTCTGCTTCCAAAACCTAAATGATTTTTACCAATAAGCATACCCATAAATCTTGTAAAGTTACCAGAACCATCTGGAATAACTTTTACATTTTTAATTTTAAGCACTTCTGCCCATGCATTCATTACAAATGTATCATTAACTGAACAGCAATACACTTCATCGATTCCTAAACTTTTGATTTTATCATAGTTCTCTTCGAATCCCGGAAGTTGTGTTGATGTACAAGTGGGTGTGAATGCACCAGGTAAACTGAACAATACTATTCTTTTTCCTTTGAACAAGTCATCAGTTGTTTTGTCTATCCATTTTCCTTCTTCAAACGAACAGCCATCTTCTAAAACAGAGTCACCTTCTCTGACTCTGAATGTTACTTTAGGTATTTTTAAACCTTTCATTTTATTTTCTCTCTTTTGTAAGTTTTACTTGACCCGTAAATGTGTGTTTGATTCTGTGTTCATTCTGTAGGGCCAGGTGCAGGAATGACTCGTATTTGTCTTCCTTTACTAACAGAGTGATACACTCGTCCATGTCGTCATCGTAATCGGTATGTGACCAGATGAAGTCTTTGCCGTACTTCATGCCTAGGTTTCCAGCGGTGGCACATATGTTGGCCACTGCGTCCACTGTCGTGTATGAAGCATTCAAGCCACCACCCTCTATGGGTAGATTTTCTTGTCTCGTTGTTACTCTCTTTTCTTTTATGCTGATTTCTTTCATGAGTTTTCCGCCACAAATTTTTCTGCTTCCAGGGCCGCCATACAACCCATGCCCGCCGCAGTGTATCCTGCAGGACCAGAACCTATAATCAAAACTTTTGTGTGCTTACTTGTCATAAACTGCGTGTGATCCATTCTCTCCATCTTCTGACACGTCTATCTCAATACGTCTTCCTGGATATTTCTTTGCTATTTCTACATATAAATCATCGCTCATCATCTCGCAACTCTTGAAGTCGTTCTGTAGTGTGCCTTCCCGGTACAGGTTCAACAGCCATCTCTTGAACTGTATGAATTCTATGTCCCTGTCATCGTGGAAAACCTCAATAGCAACTTTGAAATGGAATATGTGTCTGTGTGGATGTCCTAGAAAACTGACATCGTATTCGTCACCTGTTGCTAATTTGGGATCAGTAAGTGCCGCTGGGTATTTGTGCATACCTTCTTTTTGAAAAGTTACCCATATCATTTTACTAGCCTTGTTGGCCTGTTCTTTCAGTGCTTGATCGTGTTGGTGCTCAGTATCCATTTGTTCTCCTCTATCGGTTCATCTTGTTTGTATTCGTTCCATGACGTAAATCCTGCGGTCTGTTTAAAATGATTCATGCTCATGCTCCAGACTCCAGGATTGGTCTTATTGAAGTCAACATCGTCGACTTTGATGCAAAGTTGATCATCATCTTCGGAATTTGGAAATATTATTGAACAAAAAGGAATAAATTTTTTGTTGTGCCATAACATCTTAAATTTTTCTTTTACTTCTTTGTGGATATCATGAGGATAATCAACGGTCACAAAATAGCCGTCATCGATTAATCGTTTCATCTGTGCTAGTTGCATTCCATGATTGTGCATATATGTTCTGTTTGCTCCGTAGTAAATTGCTTTGGCGTTTACTTTTTCTGCGTATGTCTTGATCTCGTCGTATGAAAGATCATTACGTGCTAAAAATAATGTTTGTAAACCATAGGCCTGTGTGTGTTCTATTTCGATACCTGAAAAAATACCTACACTCTCACTTTGTCCATTTTTATAATCTCTTTGCATCTTTATATTATATTACTGTATGACTAATTTGTCAATGCTTTTGAGGCCCTTGTGATGGCATCTTTTAAAGCCAGTTTGGTTTTTTTTAATCTCATTAATAATGTTTTGCTTTCATCACTACGATCTTTTTTTCTTTCTTCGGTAAGTTCTTTTACCTTTCGATCTAGATAAGAATGATGATCTTGAAGTTTTTTTACTTTTTTACTTTTTTTTGCCATGTTTCCTCCTATTCAAATAATGAACTAAAATTGTTTTTACCTTTACCACCACCTGTGGCTCGTGCCCATCTTGTTCCTCTTATATCTGCAAGATAACTTCTCGCATTTTCTATCAATTCCATTGGTTTTTCGCTAGTGAACACTTCTTCGACAAATGTATTGAAATATAATATATTTCTAGGAACATAAACACTATGCTCATCTGTGGTATCTGATGCTTTGGTTTTCCGCCAGTGTTTTACTTCTGGTCTATGCACGACACTTTCTATATCGTTCATGTCGTTGGCAACTTGTACTGCTCTAATTTGATTATACACATTGTGAGCCATCATTAATACATATGAAAAAGAGTCCCAAGAAGTTTTGCCTTCTTTGTTGTTTTTATTTAGATCTCCCTCTCCGTACCAACAGACATCTCCCATGGTAAGTCTATTACCAATAGCACTTTGGAAAGGAAAAGGTATTTTTGAATTCTTTAATCTTTTATCATCCGGTGCCTTGTCCATTATAAATGACCATCTAGATGGTGTGAACACATTATGAGTGTAAACTAATCCATTCGCTGTTGATAAGAAAGCGGATGCCGAATCAAAACTTATTGTAAAATTAGGATTAATGTATTTTCTAACTTGTCTTTGTATTTGTGTTAGATAACAGGCCCAATCCAGTTGCGATGTACCCAGTACGTGCATCCAGTCTTTACCGTCCAGTTTTTTCTCATCTCTCATTATGATCAAACGCTTCAACATGACTTCCATATCACACATATTGATACCGCCCATTGCCCATCCTTCGAATTCAAAATCTTTTACGGCATCGTACCAAGTTTGTGCTGTTTCCCAGTCATCGCCCTGTAGTACATTTAAAAATTTAGTTTGACCCAATCTGTTCTTTTGAAAAAAATTGTTATTATAGATTGTTCCGTCTAGTGTATCTCGAAAACTTTTTAATCCTGTTTTAGGTGAATTTAAATCATCTGCCGCCCAAGTTGGAACATCCAAAGTCATTGCCCAGTCCGATGTGAGTTCTAACCAATTTAATATATCACTTCTAACTTTGTTGGCCTTGTTACCTTCAAAATCTTTCCAATCAAATTGTATCACGCCTCGACCAATTTGATACCCGCCCGAATCTCCCACTATGGTGCTGAATTTACGATCCCTGTTTACAAACATATGATCTCGATCTCCCACTTTGTCCATGTCTAGACAAGCATGACCCGCCGAGTATAATGCTGTAGGATAAGTGAACATACCTTTTTCTGGATTTATGAAGTTCAATCCTTCCACACCATTTTCAAATCCAGCAGGTATTCTTTCTTTGGGAATATGTGTACCTTCTGTGACTCTTTGTTTGCTAATGAAGGTATTATAAAAATTCGATATAGCAGGCAAGAACACCGCGAAGTCTCTACTCAATTCCCCTAAATGTTCCTGCCTGTTATTTTGTTCAGTCATTATTGTGCCTGTGCTGGTATGATGTATTGATATTTTCCAAGTCCAGAGTCAACAGTGACCTGCATCGCACCCTCATTAGAGAAGTGTAATGTGACTTTTGCCGAATCTGATAATTTCAATATCTGTAATACCTGTGCCACCGGCCAACTCCACCCTTTGTTAAGACTACCCGATACATTATCAGCGAATACAAATTCTCCACCGTGTGATGCTTGATCACCAAAAGTGAAAATAAGTTTTCCATCTTCGGTTCTCACAACAAATGTATTGTGTTCTGTATTTGCAGTTGCCTGGAAGTTAAATCTTTGTACACTGGCCACAGTAGGCTCAATCTCAACGTCCCACTTAACACCTTTAAATTTTACAGTCTTAAGTTTTTCGTTGATGATTTCAGCATTCATAAATCTGTAATCGTTTTTAAAGTCTCCCTTTTCATTCTCAAAGTGAATGCCTGTGGGAGTCTCTGCACCATTTCTAGTACCTGTGATTACAGTGATGTTTGCCTTGTCTTTATACTCAGGACACTTCAAGTGTATGTCCAGTTTGTTCAACTGGGGCATACCAAAAGTACCCGTCATTTCTGCTTGTGGTTTGTGAAAAGATCCTTGCAAGATCACTGATCTGTCTTCAGCCATGGAATCTATTGTTGTTTCAGATTCGTTGCCTGTAATTTTAACAAGGTCTAGAAAGCCTAAACCGTGTGTGTGTTTGACTATGTCTTTTAAGATATCTATCATAATAAAACTATTATATAGATTATTTAGATTAAAGTCAAATGTTTAATTTATTTTTCTACAGGCAATTCTAAAGCACTATATAATACTGGATTTTTATTACCAGGTTTTTTGAAAATTATATAGTTGGCACCAGGACGAAATTGATCCATTTCAATTACTTCATATCCACAACTTTCTGTGATCTCTTTCATTGATGTTTTGGTATTATAATTCCAGTATCCACGTTTTGCTTCATGAAGATCGAAATCGTAATGACAATCTGCATAGTGTATAAATCCATATCCGCCTGGTAACAATACTCTATTGATGTCTGTTAGATATTCTTTTATATGTTCTTGGGTAAAAAAAGTAAATGTGTTCCAACTGAAGACAAAATTTACTGCGTTGTCGTCAATTTCTGGACAACTGGTTCTATTGGTTGTATAAAATTTTATCAGTTTGTGTTGTTGTGGTTTAAAAAGTGCTTTTATTTTTTCTTGACAATGCGGTAGCAGATCTAGATAATAATTTAATCTCCATGGTAAGAAAAATCTACTGAATCTTCCATATCCCGGACCTATTTCTAAACTATTATAAAGAATAGATTGAGCACCGGTTTTTGCGAACATTTTGATCTTATCTTCGACTTTTTTAGTTAACATTTCATCAAACTGATCTTTTCTTTCATATGTGAAATCTAAATCTTTAGCATACCATTCTTTGGTTTTGTCTAGTCGATTTATTTCCTGTTGATTGTTGATATCGACAGATTCGGCCAGGTTTTCCAATATTGATAAATTATCATCGAGTATTTTTTGGAAATCTGTACCTTTTATTTTTTTAAGTTTTTCTATGAGTAATTTAATTTCTTCGATGCTTAACATACGTGTTATTTACTAAAATTCAAAAAGTTTGTTAAACGTATTGGTTGTTTCTGTCGATTGTACGTCCCAATTTAATACTCCTATTAGATTATCTATTTTTTGATCAACGATGGTAGATTCCATCGCTTCAGAATCAAATGGTAATTCTTGGAACCATTTTGGAATACGTAACTCGTCCACTGGATATGCTATGGAAGTATAATCTAATGGATTGTTTTTTAATTTACATACAATTACTTTTGCACCATCTGTGATAGGCATAGAATATTTGTCTCCGTATAGTTCTCTACATTTATTCCAGTTGATGCTGGCACGAACATGACCTGGCATATTGGCACGACCTTGTTTGTTTTCCTTTCCGAGATATTCTGTTATCTTGTTGGCTCTTTTTGGAGAACCCTTTTCCCAACCGGGTCTTGATTTGAATTCGGCCCTAAATTCTGATATTCTTTTGAGAACATCTTCTTCGGTTTTATTTGTTAATACCATCATCAACAATTCACTCAAAAAATCTTGTACAAATACAGGTGTGTCTGATCTTTTTAGATCAAGACCCATTGCCTTCATTTTACCCATGCTACCTTCGGTATCTGTTCTTTGTCCTTCTTTATCGAAATATAGAACTGCATATCTTTTCTTTGTGATAAAAAGTCCTTTGCTCGCAACAAGTTCTCGTCCTGCCGCTATGACTTCTCCTCTGCTTTTTGGACAATGAAATGATTTGGTCATGAATCCAGCAAAAGATGAATTCACCTCAGATGATATTTTATCATATAAAGCAATAACGTTTTCTTTTTCCCATGGGATTTGTCCTGCTTTTATTTCTTTCTGTAATGGCTTATAAGCAGAAAAATACACAGAATCTGTATCACCGTATATGACAGAATCTCCTTTGTGATCATACTCGCCCGTTATAATTTCATTAGTTTTCGCCGCCATGTGTTTTGTGATGCATCTTCCAGTCAATGTCACGGATTGTCCGATACGTATATCAAAAAATCTACAACCTGGATTTAAGATAGCACCATACAAACTGTTCAAGTTAATTTTTTTAACAAGTTGTCTCTTGTCCCAAAATTCTCGTTCAATATCGTTGTCTCCAGCATCGTGCATTTTGCGTTGCATCTCTTTTCTTTCAGCATACCAACGTTTCAATAGTCCTGGAATGATGGCTTCAAACTCGTATGTAAAAATCGTACCATTGGCAGACAGCATCCATTGATTATTACTATTAAAAATTATTTCGTATAATTGTGCCGCGGACATTTTGACTGATGTGTCGTCTTCCCAGTCCACTGTAATTTCTACACCACGATCTTGTTTCATCACTGCTTGATACTCCCATGAACCAAATTGATTATCCCATGCCGATGCGAATGATTTCTTTTGATGTATTGCTCTGTTAATTTCTGCTGATGTTATAATTGGACGTATTTGTCCCACAATAGATTCAGGTCCCATGTTCAATGCACGAATCACGCTAGGATATAGACTGTTTATATCACAACTTCCTATCCAGTCATGCAATCCTTTTTTAGGTGTTGCCACATATGCTCCTGCGGCCTGGGTCGACTCTCCTTCTTGTCTTTTGACTCTACCCGGAACAATCATTCCTCTTCGATGTGCTTCGTTCACAATAGCCTGTTCAGTTACTGCAACTGCACCCATTGTTGTTTGAAGTAAAACAGTGTTTTGGTGTGCGATCTCATTCGCCAGTTCTATAAATTTAAGTTTTTTCTCAAGTTTGGCCAAAAGTGCCGTGTCTTGTCTATTATATTCTATGAACAATCCAAAATCGTTATTATACAGAGCATCTAGTGATCCTTCGTACACAGTTTTTCTTTCGCCTAGTTCGTGCTCGCCTATGGCATCTAATCTATACGAATGTCTTTCCTCATAAGTGTATTTTCTATATAGTTCAAGTAAATCTAAATGTACTCTTCCAATTAAGTCGTAACTGATCTGTTCTCTGCCATATTTTTCAAAGGTTCTTTTTCTGGGTTTCTCACCCCAAAAACATAAACGCCTTGTGTCATCGGAACTTAACACTTTTTGTATCCTGCCCACGGTGTAGGGTATATCATATCCCTCCGAGTTCCATCCTGATAATATATCTGCTTCTTCGATCAACGTTAAAAAAGCATCAAGCATATCTTTTTCTTTTTCAAACAACATCACGTTGCTGAAACGTTCTACTTGTAATTTAGCATTTTCAAAACCCAATTTTTTAGGTGGTACAGCAAAAGTGACTAATTGATCGGTCCAATTCAAATAACAAGTAATTGCTGTTATGGGCATGAATGGATCATCTGTGGTGGAATATCCTCGTTCAGGATCAAAGTCTACCTCGATATCAAAAAATACTACATTTAGATTGGGAGCATCTTTGCCTAGATAATTCTCTTCGAGACAACGGAACACAGGATTAATATCCTGCTCATAAAGTTTTTTATTTGATCTTATACGTTGTTCTTTTATGAAATTGCTATATGTGTTGGATTGAACTTTTTGTAATGGTTCACCAAATATGCTTCTGTGTTTTCCTTTGTTGTCGGGATAATAAAATACGTATCTGGCATCATATTCTACAAATTTTCTTTCTCCGTTTTTGTTTCTTTCGACAACAAAAACTTTGTCTTGATCTCTCTTGTAATATGCATCAATATAACTCATTTTTTACCACCAATAACTTGCAACACCAAACCCATATATGTTTATGATCGAAAAATATCCTGTGAGCACCATTACGAATGCGGCTCCTCTTCTGTAAGCGGCATAACATTGAGTTGTGGCACCAACAAAAAATGCAGGATATATAACGGTCAGATCGGGATTGTCGGCTGTTATTGCCAAAGTTAAACTTGCTCCAACAGTGAAAATAAAACTTATTAATTCAAAGTAAAAGGCTACATTATCTGATTGATAACTTTTTATCCAGAATTTTTTGATATCACCATACACTAGATTTTTCCAGCGGCCGCTAATATAGAATCAACCATGTCCATATCATCTGTCACAGTTTTGTAAGAATCTTTGTGTGCAATGGTAATTGCCTTATTGATTAATCCTGGTTTGATTTCTAATTCTTCTGCTATGGCCTTGACTGTGTCTCTCAATCCGCCTTTGAGATCATCAATCTCTCCCAGCACCTGAGAACCCTCTCTTATGATTTGTATTATTTTTTGTTTTTCTGCGTCATTGAAATTTTTACCTGACATATATGTCTCCTTTGTTAATCGTTTATTATACATTAGATTTTTAAATAGATCAACTGATTATAATCGGTTGTATTAATTTACCAGGTAGTTGTTATCTATTAAGTTATTCGCCATCGAAACAAAAGAATGATTCTTTCTTTCTTGTTTAGCCAATCTAAGTGTTAAAACTATCCTTGTGTGTCTACTATTGTTATAAAAACTATGCCATTGTTCAGTGGTCATGAAAAGAATATTATTAGCATCCATTATGGTTTGTGCCTTTGCCTCAAATTTATCAGTATTGGTAAAATCTAAAAATACATTACGAGAATATCTACTGTGCTGTATTTTTTCTTTTTCAAAGGTTTGATCATCGTACCATTTTGTAACACATTTATCATCAGATATCTTGATAGGTATGTTGAAACTTATATTATGTGGACCTGTATTACCTTTTTCTAGGACGGGACCATCTTTGTGTACTCCTCCTCCTCCGTAAGCAGGAGTTATGAACAGCGCCACTCTGTTGGCATCAAAGTTATACAGTTTAGATAATGGAAACATATCTATTATTTTCTGTCCGTCTATAGGATCTAGATTAACGTGACTGTATGTTTTAGACAAGTTACCGTCGTCTTTTTTCATAGTCGCTGTTTTTATTGCAAGACTTTGCATTACACGTTTCTTAATGTCTTCTAAATTAGGTATCTCGAATTTGATAAAGTACGGAGATCTATTTTCTATGAGTTTTAGAGTTTGCATATTTCATATTACCAAATGTAGATACCACAATATACCGCTGTTGATATAATTAACATCCAGAAAATTAATTTATACATTACTCTACGTTTCCTTTGTGACGACCTTTTTTGGCAGTTTCGCCTTTTTGCATGGCTTCTGCCCAGACTATCATGTTGTTGACCAAACTTTTGACCATTCCGATAGTTTCGGAATCCTTCAGTATGTTATTTCTACCCTGTGCTTCTGATTCTATATTACACAAAGGTGGTGTAGTCAAAGATAAATTTGATGCAAAACTGTATAAGGTACCTGTGATATGTTGCCAACCATCAACTCCTCCCGAAACAATACTGCCAAACACTTTGCCCATCATGGGTTTGTAATGGTTGTTATCCAAACTCCACGTATCAATATAATCTAATCTTTCTATTAATGCCTGTGTATGACTACTGAACATACCCCACCAAATAGGTGTGGCAATAATAATTCCACTCATTTCAGGTTGTATCATTTTGTGGATTATCGGACGTAAGTCGTCGTCGTGATCTTCTGTGGTATTTTTATAGTTTAACTCTGCCATGTTAACGATTTCACACTCGTGGCCTAACTTTTCAAAACCTTTCTGTACCATTTCACAAACAACTGATGTGTTTGATTCTGTACTTGGTTTAAGTGTTCCGTTTATAATAATAAATTTCATTTCATTTTTTCTTTGTGTTTACGTTTTTTGCCTTGCCTCTTCTGTTGGCATTTGGATCCTGTCTACGTTTTCTTGATGCCGCAGACTTTCTACCTTTCTTGCCCAGTGCGTGTGCTTTCGATCTCGGTAAACATTTAGGTTTACCTTCTGAATCACTACCTCTAGCACAATCACCTCTAATCTTTCCATCTGGACCAAATCGTACCCATTTGTCTTTGAACCATTTCTTTAAATTTTCATTTAGTGTTTCTGCAAACATTAGTTCTCCACAGTTGACACAGAAGTCGACGTCTTCCTTCTTGATGCAGTTGGGCACACGTTTTCCGAACATGGTCTTCATGCCCTTCTTCTCATACCCTTTCCAGCACTTTTCAGTAATTACATCTGTGATTTTCATTTACTCTTGTTACCCCAATTGGCCGCACCCTTTTTACGACACTGCACTAGAGCACCACTGGCGTATGCGGATGGCCAAACTTTGTATCTTGATTTCACCTTGTGATAGCAGGCGTCCTTCTTTTCAGCCAACTTCTCGAACTCGGCCTCCGTGATCCCTACGACCTCAGTGATACGCATTTTACCACTTCCTGCATGACCAGTATCTGGCCTTGGTCTTTGGTCCCGGGTTGGCACAGTTGTGTCTGGCCCTGAATGATTTCCTCGCCTTTGGATTTGACTTACGGATCTTCATGGTCTTCTGTCCGGCCTTCCTGGCTGAACTGCCACCGTGTCCGAAGTTGACTTTCTTGACGTTGCCTGATTTTGGATCTTTGACGTACACTTTGAATTTCTTCACGTCACCACGCATTGGTTTGTTGAGAGGTACCTTACGACCCCTGTACTCCGCGTCGAACAATTCCGTCTCGTCCTCTGGGAAACCCAGTTCACCGAACGCTTCGTAGAACGCATCATCGTCCTCGAACGTCATCTCGTCCGCTTCCGGGAACGGTTCGTAGGATTCATTCTGTATGCCATGGGATGCCAGCACGATGCTCATGACCTCTGCAAGTCCCACTTTCTCTTTCATGTTCATCTGCTCTAGGTCTGATGTGTCACCGTGGTCATTGAAAACTTTCATGTATGTGTCTATGTCTGCCGGATCAAATCCTGCCTTGTTT